TGTCAATGTCTCAAATAACACTATTGAGATTGCAAATCATTTCTTTGTTACTGGAGAATCAATAAAGTATTCTCATCCTGGCATTGGTGCAACAATGGCAATTGGATGTGCATCAACCTCTTTCCCTGGCGTTGGTGTAACTACAAAACTTCCTGAAAATTTATTTGCAGTTAAAATTAATGATAGTGTAATAAAAATTGCATCTACTGCAGAAAATGCTTTAAAATCTATTCCACATACAGTAGAAATTTCTAGTGTAGGTATTGGAACATCTCACAGTTTTACTGCAACAAATCAAAATGCAAAAGCAATAATTGCTATTGATAACCTTATCCAATCTCCTATCGTATCAACTGCACTTACAACTACTATTGCTGATCAAGTATTTACTACGGATGATTTAATTATCTTTAGTGGAATTACTTCATTCTTTGGTGGGGACTTGATTAAGGTTGGAAGTGAAATTATGAAGATTGAAGGAGTTGGAATTGGTACAACAAATGCAATAAGAGTCAGAAGACCTTGGATGGGAACTGCATTGGCAGGATATGGAACTGGAGAATTAGTAACTAAAGTTGTTGGAAATTACAATATAGTTGATAACACTCTCAACTTTGTTGAAGCACCTTTTGGAAATACTCCTTTAGGAACAAGTACAAATCCTCCAGATGAACAGGATTGGACAGGAATATCTACAGGATCAAGTTTCCAGGGTAGAGTCTTCTTAAGATCTGGAACAATAAACGGATCTAATGATGCTTATCATGATAACTATCTTTTTGATGATATTTCTGAACAATTTACTGGACTTGAAGATACATTCACATTGAAGAGTAGTGGAGCGAATGTTAGTGGAATAACTTCTGATACAATATTATTGATTAATGATATCTATCAGGGAAGAAGTTCTATTAGTGATTATGAAGTTATAGAAAACTCCGGAATATCCAGCGTTAAATTTGTTGGAATTGCACGAACTATTACTAATGATATTGGTATTACTACTTTCCCCAAAGGTGGAGTTATTGTTTCAGTCGGGTCAACTCATGGATTTGGATATCAACCTCTAATTTCTGCCGGAGGAACTGCGGTCATTTCTGGATTAGGAACTATTCAATCTATCAGTATTGGAAACACTGGTTCTGGATATAGATCTGGTATACAAACAGTGAATGTTTCTGTTGCATCATCCACTACACAAAAACTTACAGTTGGAACAGCAACTATAAGTGGTGGGCATATTACATCAGTTACAGTAACAAATCCAGGATCTGGATATACAACTTCTAACCCCCCAGTTGTTACTTTCGATTCTCCATTAAGTTATAGCAATATTCCATTAGTATATTCTTCAACTTCATCTGGTATTGGATCTAATGCAACAATTGACGTTGTTGTTGGACAGGGTTCAAGTGTTATTGATTTTTCAATCAATAATTCAGGATTTGGATATGGTAACGGACAAACTTTAACACTACCTTTAACTGGTTCTATTGGAATTCCTACTACATCTTCTGCTTCGTTCCAAGAATTTGAACTTAATATCAATGAAGTATTATCAGATAAATTCTCTTCTTGGTCTGTTGGAGAACTTAGACAGTTTGATAATATTGAAAGATTTATTGATGGAGTAACTAAATCTTTCCAAATGACTTTTGATGGTGAAGTTCAGTCTATTGTTGCATCCAAAGGATCTAAAGTTAATGTTCAAGATACATTATTAATTTTCGTTAACGATATTCTTCAAGTCCCAGGACAAGGATACAAATTCACTGGTGGAAGCATCATAACCTTTACAGAACCTCCGAAAATTGGTGATACTGTAAAAATAGTATTCTATAGAGGAAGTGGATCATCTGATGTTTTTAATAAAGAAGTTATAGAAACTGTAAAAATTGGTGATGATTTAATACTGGGATATGATCCTGGTATTGGACAATCAAAATTCCTCCAAGAAGATGAAAGAACTGTTACAAGAGTGAATTCTACAGACCTGGTAGATACTAATCCATACTTTGGTCCAGGAAATACTGAAGATGAAACTTTAACTAGACCAGTTGTATGGTGTAAACAAACTGAAGACAAAATTGTGGATGAAAAGGGTATTGGTAAAGATAGAGAACTTTATGAATCAAACATCAATCCAAAATCATATTTGATTAAAAATGTCGGTATTGCAGAAACTGTAATTTATGTTGATAGAGTTAGACCTCTATTTGATGGAAATGATGAAAATGGATTGAATAGATCTTTCCAAAATAACATCACATTTAAATCAACTGAAGAAAAAGTATCTGCAGCTGCTACTGCAGTAGTATCTGTTGCTGGAACAGTTTCTTCAATTGCTATATCGACTGGTGGCGTTGGATATAGTACAAACCCAATCGTAAGTATTGCAAGTACAAATGGTGTTGGAATTGGTACAACAACAACTGCAACTGCAGCAGCGATAATTAGTATTGGAGCAACAGTTTCCAGCATATCTGTTACTAATGGAGGATCTGGATATACGCAATCCAATCCACCAGTAGTTTTGATTGGACCACCAAAGAGTTCTACTGAAAACTCTTCAGTTGAATCATATTCTGGAGACTCCGGAATTATTGTTGGATTTGGAACAACTTCAGTTGGAATTGGAACTACACAATTAATATTTGACCTGCACATTCCATTTGATTCTTCTTTGAGGAATACGGATCTTGTTGGAACGGCAGTAACATTGAGTACTTTGTCTGCTAATGATTACTTTATTGTAAAAGATACAAGTGTTGGAATAGCACAGACAGTTATTCAATCATTTGATGGTAGTGGGTCTACTATTGGAATTGGTAATCAATTTGCTGATAATGTATATGTTGTAAATAATGTTTCTGAAGTTACCCAAAATATTGTTGGAGTAAATACTTTAGTGAAACGAGTATTTGTTAATATTGATCAATTCAGTTCTGGTTACTCTGGAATTTCTACTGCAGAATCTTTTGGAAATTATAGTTTTGGTAAGATTTTGATCACAGGAAGAAATCAAAGTGTATCATATAGTGCTCATACCTTATCTGGTATAGGTACAAATGAAATTACTGGAATTTCAACATCTACTATTATTCAAAGAACTAATAAATTAAAGTTCAAAGAATATGTCGTCTAAATCTATAATAAATAAATAAAAACTTCCGTCAAATGGCTGCTATTATAACTGACCAAATTAGAATATTAAATGCAGGTAATTTTGTCGCTGGAGTTAGAAACCAGAGCAATTCATATTATTCTTGGATAGGTTTACCCAACCCATCTGATTTTCAATCTGACTGGAATACAACTCCTCCATCGCCAAAAGACAATTTTAATGAAGAGAATGACTATTGGGATACAATGCTTGCTCTTAAAAAAATCACATCGTCAGATGTGAGGCAAGTTATTGTGAAAAGAGATTGGACATCTGGAACAACATATGACATGTATCGTCATGATTATAGTAGATCCAATACAGCTTCAGTTTCTGGATCTACCAATTTATATTCATCGACATATTATGTTTTAAATAGTGATTTTAGAGTATATGCTTGTCTTCAAAATGGAACTGATCCAGAAAATCCTAATGGAAGACCTTCTCTAGATGAACCAATATTTACAGATTTAGAACCAAGATCTGCTGGTAGTAGTGGTGATGGATATATTTGGAAATACCTCTATACTATTAAACCAAGTGATATTGTCAAATTTGATTCTACTGATTTTATGCCAGTTCCTCTTGATTGGGAAACTGCAGCAGATAATTCAGAAGTTAGAGATAATGCTGTAGATGGTTCTATTAAAGTAATTACTATCACAAATCGTGGTGATGGAATTGGACCTACAGGAGGAACAACATATACTAGAGTTCCTATTAGTGGAGATGGTAGTGGTGCTGAATGCACTATAGTCACTACTAATGATAAAAAGATTTCATCTATAACAGTTTCATCTCAAGGATCTGGATATACATATGGAACTGTAAATTTAACTGCTGGTTCTGTTCCTGATGGAACAACGCAACCAACATTTGATGTCATTATATCACCACAAGGTGGACATGGTGCAGACATCTATAGAGAGTTGGGTGCATATAATGTTCTTCTATATTCTAGACTTGAAAATGATATTGAAAACCCAGATTTTATAACTGGAAATGAGTTTGCAAGAATCGGAATTGTAGAAAATCCCAAAGAAACTACAAATACTTTATTATCAGCATCAAAAGCAAGTGCAGTTTCTGCTCTAAGATTAACTGGTGCTGGATATAGTTCTGCAACTTTTTC